ATTGCAGAACTTACATTCAATGAATGTGTTCTTGTGAACAAGAGAGTTGCGAGGGTGAATACATTCCTTCACCATCTGCTTTCTGAGAACCTGAATCTTATCTAGATGGAGTTGATGTTCAGCCTGTAGGGCCATAATCTTTTCCTCTAGCGGTCGCATTTCCTCAACCATGCCTTCAATCTTCTTCTGGCGACGGTTCCAAGACAGCTTTTCATTCTTGTCTTTGATGTTGGAGACAACCTTAAGGTCTTTGTCTTTGCGTTCGTCACTGATTACTACGGTGTCAAGTAAGCTCATTAGACCTTCCCCAAACGTAGGAACATAGATGCTGCGTTGATTTCTGGGTCGGCTACTTGGCTGTGACGGAACAGATGGTCACTGATAATGATGATGCCCTGACTCCAACGGTCAAAATCGTTCTTGAATTTGCCTAGCTCGTGTAGATTGTCATACATGAAGCGATATACTTCATCCCATTCATCGTCAGATACTACAGCACTCATAGCTTGACGAATGCCGCTGTAGTTGTCGCCTTCAATCATTTCCACAATCTTCAACTGATAGTCAGAGATTTCTTCTTCGCGGTCTACGAATGAACGGAGAACACCATCTGCTGAGTTCTGGTCAAGGGTTTCGATGACCTTACGGAAGTCTGGATAGCAAAAGTTGATATATGCTTCCAAGTCTTCTAGCTTGGCCTTGACCTTTTCTTTCTTAAGAATGACAGCGGCTCGTTCAAGCATCTGGTCTTTATCCAGAGCCTTGTATTCAATCGTCTGCATACGCGAATCTGCCAACTCAGGAATAATCTTCTGGGGCTTATTGCATGTCAGGATGAATCGGGCATTGTCAGAGAACTCTTCCATCATGGATTTAAGGGTTCCTTGTGCTGATGGAGTTAGACCATCAGCTTCGTCAAGGAATACAATCTTAAGGTCACCCATAGCAAAGGTTGACACAAAGTTCTTTACCTTAGTTCGGATAGTCTCGACACTGTTTTCGTCAGAAGCATTAAGCTTGAGGAAATCAATATCATCAACTTCCAACAATTCTTTTAAGAGGAAAGCTAAAGAAGTCTTACCAGTACCGCGATGACCTTTTAGGAATACGTGGGGGATGCTCTTCTCTTTAACCCAGCGTTCAATCAACGCTTTGTGTTCATCATCTTTAAAGATGTAATCGTCTAGAGTCTTGGGACGATATTTTTCAGACCATAATTGTCTTGCCATTAAGTAATACCTCAGAGTGATGCAGGTATTATACCTAATTTACGGAAGAAATCAAGTTTGTGGAATGATGGGAGTTACGGGTGGTGTTTCGGTCACAACAGAATTCTTGGAAATCTGTTTGTCAATATATTTTTTCAATGAATCTAATTTGACTTCTTGGACTGGACCTTGCTTCTTTACCTGCTCTTCCTTGCGCTTCTGTAGAGCTACGTTGGTAGCAATAGTCAAAGCCACAGCGAGAGGGTCAAATACTGAGATTAGAAGCACTACGAACCAGAATACAGCGGTCTTGGGGTCTTCACCCATGACTTCTGCAACGAACATGATAGGGCCAATCTTAGCCTCTACGTCAATCTGGTCTGTCTTTAGTTTTTGTAGCTCAGGAGTTAGTACCTGTAGACGAGCATCAATAGCTTCACGCTCCGGGGCAAAATCTTTAACAAGACGTTGCTTGACCGTCACATAGTCTGGATTGATAGCGGCAATCTGTTGGTCAATTTGTGTTCTACGTTCAATAAGCTGTTGGTATTCGGTATCATAGAGTTCAATCTTTTGCTGCATTTCGGCTAGAGGAATAGTATCTTTTTGATACGCCGCAGTCAAGAACCCAAAGATTCCCATAGAAGTAATCAACATCAAAATGAAAATGGCACTCATTAGGTAAACCTTGAGTGCCAATCCAATTTCTTTTGCATATCGGTATAGGAATGAAGCTGCTACCAACTTACCTGCTTCAAGTGACGCTCCCATGATTATAACTGGTACAAAAGCTCCCGCGAATAATTGGGCCATTCCGTAAACGGAAAAGAATGCTGCCGAAGCAGCAATAGCAATAGTAGTTAAAACCAGTAGAACGATGAACAACATTAGATGATATCCGAAGGACGGCTAGTTGATGTACCCATTACATATGCCTCAGCCGTTCGCCAATACTTCTTACCGTCCACTTCAACGGCAGTAGTCCACTTCAACGGTTCAATCAGGATATAGTCGCCGGGGGTAATGTGCTTAACATCTGGCCCAATGACTTCCGCAACGCCCCAACGGGCTGTAGATGAATCGTAGTCATTACCTGCAATCTTGAATCCCCAATCCGTTTCCTTACGGAAGTAACCATCGCGGGTGGTTTGTACAAATGTGAATAACACGCTATCTTTTAAAGGATTCAATTGCATTATAGTTCCTTAGTTCTTATGAATCTTGCGCTTAGTTGTTGTAGTAGATTCAGCCGTTGTGTCTTGCGATACAATGGTGTCTTCAATAACTACGTGCGGTTGGTTGTCCTTTTCCGCAGCAAGCTTTCTACGCTGTTCGTCAATAGCAGCACGAACGGCAGATTCATTGACCTGTTGCTTGGCAAGCATTTCGTCAACCTTTTTACGTGAACCACGGCGACGGCGCTTGTCAATGAAACGTTCACGCTGCTTCACGGTGTCTGGCGTAGGTGCGGTCATAATCTTGTTCTTAATATCAATTAAGTCAAAATCAACGTCCACGCCTCTAATACTTTTTACTTTTCTGCTCATTGTGTTTGTGTCCTAGACTAACGTTTATTTATTACCGGAAAAATTCGCTTAGCTCAAGGCCGTATTTAATGGAGTCAACGTCATGCAGACCAATCAAATACAAACAATATGAACAACATGAACTACCTCTTCCGGTACCCCACACCACATTGTTTCGCTCAAACTCTTCTACTATGTAGATGACAACCTTGAGAATATCAATCAAATTGTATTCTTTGTACAATTCAAGCTCATGCTCGACTCGCTCAATACGGTCTTCAATCTCTGTCTGGTCAAAGTCTGATGACTTGTCCAGTTCCTTTAATAGTTTATTTAAGATATACGTGGATACGTCAATCTTTTTATACGAGTCAGGGATTGTCCAGTCAGTCTTAACTGGCTTGAAGTCAGTTTTTTGTTTGAGTTGAACGTCTTGGTTCAGTGAGTTGAACTGCCGAATGTCCTTATTAAATTCAGTTACAAAAACAGAACTGTCCAGTGGTTTACCGGACAGAATGTATTCATAAAGGTATTCGGGTTCAACTGACGAATCCCCATCATACCAGAGGATTCGTCCGTTAAGTTGAGTTGCGTTATTCAAACTGGTTTGTCTTTATTTCTTTTTCACCGGCTGGTAGTCCACTAGAGACTCCTACGCCTTCACTGCGTCTACGCAGTTCACTCAAACTCAATTGAGCTTCGGGTGGAACGTCCATTACGCTACCGGCCATAGGTGAAGGCCCCATTGAAGGATTGAGTGGTGCAGGGTAGCCACCGTCAACAACCGGACCACCGTAGCCTAGGGGTGCAGTAATGGGACCAACAGGGGGACTAATTTTCTTCTGCACTACTCCACGGTCCTTGAGCTTGTAGATAATATCTACAATCATTTCCCATTGTTCTGCATTAGGAACCCAATCCTCACCTTGTAGTGAGTAAGCACCGTGCAACCACATTTGAAATTCTTGAATTGACCAGTCGGCTTTTGACTTCAACGGGTCTTTGTTCTTTTTCTTAACTGCCATTATTGTTCTCCATTAGGGTAAAATGTCACCAACTGCACAATCCTTAATTAGTTTTGTGTAGTTATCGGTCGGGGAAATGCAAACCCAATGATGGGGTCCAACCGTGTGACATAGCATTACGTTTTTGTTCATTGTAGGAGTATGTATAGTCCCGTAGGTGTTGTAGTCCACTACGGTCACAATGTTCTTGGTCACCTTATTGTGCTTATGGTCAAATAAGAATGCTGAGAAGTCTCCGCGAGTCAGTTCTGAAATCTCAATGATATCGACTTGGGAAGTCTCAGGAGAGTAAATCAGGATGTTCCAATCAGCAGGAGCTTCAACCACAAATCCTGCAACGTTGAAGGCAATGACCGGGGTGGTAATCTCTTCCAACATAACCAAATCGTTTAACATGAAGTCGCGCTGTTCTAAATCCAGAACCCAGAAGTAATCGGTTGCCAGCGGTGTATCAATGCTGTCGATTATAATTGGGTACGATTTCTCGTCTGCTATTACCATTTTATTTAAATTCCATACTTATGACAATTAGTATACAACAGTGTCATCTTCATTGTCAAACATTTTCGAATATTCTACGTCATGTTCTGTGTAGTTATATTTCTGCTCTTTGTAGAACTTCTTACGTTCCTTGATATGCTTCTGACCAAACTTCAAGTCACCATGAATGTCATAGACGTTCACTGAGTCTTTGTCCTTGGCCTTACGTAGACCGCGACCGATGGACTGGATGATTTGGATGAAGCTCTTACCAGCGTCAACCAAGAATAGATTGAAGATTCGTTTGATGTTCAAGCCAGTTGAAGCTAGCTGATACGTTGATACCACTACAACATCATCATATTTGGCAAACAGTTCGTAAATCTTCTTACGAACTTCGGTTTCGTCTTGGCCGTACACGAAGTAGGCATTCTCAATAGAGTCGGCCAGCTTCTTACCGAACGGAATACCATTAACCAGTACGAACGAGTTACCTGAATCCTTAGTAGCTGTCTCCACCACATTAGCGATGAATTCGATACGCTTCTTGTTCTTCTGTAGGTAAGTCTTCTCAGACGGATAGTCTGGGAAGAACTCTTTCTTGAAGGTCGCATACTTGGTCTTAGCTGCTTCTTCTGGCTTGGCCTGCTTGTAGAAGTTCCACTCGGGAACAAGGTCTTCCACGAGATTGTAGACACGGAGACGAAGCTTAGCCAACCAGCCCTTGTCAATCAGTTCTCTTGCGGGGACTTCATACACAACGTCTCCAAGTACATACGTAATGCACATAGCTTCCGCTGGCTCTTTTGGAAGAGTTCCGGTCAAGCCGATACGGACTACAGCTTCATTACCATAGTCGAGAATCATTTGTTTAAGTACGTTAGCGGCTGCACCATGGCATTCGTCAACGATGATGACTTGGAACATACCCATCAATTGAGGGTTGTTCTGTAGAGACTGCCATGTTGAGACAACGTTCTGAACGTTTGGTTCCTTAACATCGCCATAATACTTACCAACTGCGATATCGAACTTGGCGATATCCGCTGTAGTTTGGTTGATAAGGTCTTTGTTAGGTACGATGATTAGGCATCGGAAGTTGGTGTTGCGATTGTAGAGGTCTACCAAGGCCGCAGCGGCGATTGACTTACCTGCACCAGTACCGGCCAGTAGAATGCCACCGCCGTTGGTTGTGAGCGCGTTGACGCCGTTTACTTGGTGTTCACCCAAGATGATAGGCTGGCCTTCATCATCCATAAACTTACTGAAATAGGTATCATCAATTTCTGGAACAGTGGTGTTGGCTGGACTACGCTGGTCAATCAGCTTGATTTTGTATCCCATATTCTTTAAGTCAGGGATGATGTATGGCAGTAGGTTGATAGAAGTCTTGCCATTCTTATTAAAGAATCGCGCCTTACCGTCCCAACGGCCAGTCTTGTATTGGGGTTTGAAGATGTAACCCTTGGTGAAGAATCCAAGTGCGTTATAGAAGTGTTCATAATGAACACGCTCTAGCCCAATGACTACAGCGTTAAGTTCATCTAAGATTTTGATTGTTGCAAGTGGCTTACGTTCTGATAACGACATGTTGTAATTCTTTTTCTCTAATCTTGACGATATTATTCAGAACATACGAGCGTTGTTCAAATGCTTTGACAATACTCTTTGCCTTGTCATATTGCTCTTGTACGATTAGGAATAGTTCGTGTACTTCTAGGTAGTCTGGGTTAGCATCCACAACTTTGAGGATGCTGCTGTCCGTATACTCTTTCTGATAGTTCTCTTTGATAAATTTAAATACTTCGCCACGAACTTGCTTTTCAATCATGTCCATGTAGTCTAGTGTATACTTTAGTTCTACGGCAGTCTCGTCGTAATACGCTAGCCATGATGCGTGTTCAACGCAACATTGCTCTAGGTTCTTACCGTCGATTACCAGATTGTCTTCCCA